CAAGCTGATTCCGTTAGCTTCTAACTATAAGACTTTTGGAACAGATCAATTTCAAACAGATCCTGGGTATGCCTTCCGATTGTCAGAAGGCATGAAATCATTAGACCGCACGGCAGCAGCGCGCGGCGGTTTGTTGTCTGGTGCTACGCTTAAGGGAGCGCAGCGTTATGGTCAAGACCTAGCGTCGCAAGAATATCAGAACGCTTTTAACCGCTATCAGATTGAACGCAACGCTCAACTTAACCCGTTGCAATCTTTGGCCGGTGTTGGACAGACCGCTACCAACACTTTGACTGGTGCAGCCGGACAAATGGGTCAAAACCTTGCTACTGGTTATGGCAACGTAGCTAATGCCCGCGCATCTGGATACGTTGGCGCAACGAACGCCTTAACGTCTGCGTTGGGGACTGGTTTGAACTATATGCAGAATCAGCAGTTAATCGGTCGGTTGCCGTCAAGCAACTCGTTGGGTTACGGTGGGTTACCTTCTTATAGCGGCGCATATGGTGGCACTCAAGTTACCCCCGGTAATTTTGGCGACGGGTACTATTAAGGTCTAATCATGGCAATTGATTCATCCATCGCTCTTGGCGTCCGGCCTCTGCAACTTGAAAATCCGTTGGCGATGTACAGCACGGTTGCTGGCATCCAGAACGCGCAGAACCAAAACGCATTGGCTCAGTACACTCTTGCAGCAGCACGACGCGGAGAAGAGACAGAGAACGCGCTTAACAAAGCGTATATGGAAGCGTACAACCCGCAAACAGGCCAAATTGATTTGCCTACGTTGCGCGGTAAAATTGCAACCGCTGGTGTTGGGTCAAAGCTTCCTGCAATTGAGAAGCAACTTGCCGAAGTTGAAAAAGAGCAACTTGCCCGTAAAGAACAACTTGGAAAAGTCGTTAACCAAAGGTTTGACCAATCAAAAGCATTGCTGGCAAACGTCAGAACGCCAGAAGAATACATTGCATGGCATGAAGCCAACCATGCCGATCCCGTTTTGGGAGAATATTTGAAAAGCCGAGGAGTGACCGCTGAAAGCTCTCGCGCTCAAATCATGTCTGAACTTGCCCAACCTGGCGGGTTGCAGCGTTTGATTGCAAGAAGCGCAACTGCGTTGGACAAGATGCCAGCGTTGTTGGAGCAAGAGCGCGCGCAAGCCGTTCTCGGTGGACGTGGACAAACGCAACCTGTTGCAGCGCCTGTTGGAAATGCTTTGGTTCCAACTGCTTTGCAAGCACAACCAGTTGCTAACGCAATGGTTGCGCCTGTACAAACTGCCGCCGTTCCAGCACCGGCTTTTGCAGCTATGCCGATGGCGTCTGGTTTGCAAGGTGAACTAAACGCGGTAAATAACGAAATCTCAAGGCTTCAAAGTTCTGATTCGGCTGGCCTTGGTCCTGTTCAAGCCAGAATTAAAGATCTTGAAGATCAAAAAACAAAGTTGTTTACGGCTATTACTCAAGAAAGAAATGCGGCAACTGCTGCTGAACGGTTGGCGTTTGAAAGATCAACCGCTGCTGATTATAGAAGCACCCCCGCTGGTGTCGTTAGGATTGACAAGACTACCGGCGAAACAACACTTGTTAAAGACGCAAACGGCAAACCAATCATGGATGTTTCTGCTGCCCAAGCAGCAGAAGCGGCTCGACACGCTAGAGTTATTGAATCTCAAGGCGCTACTCGCATTGGTCAAGATGCTCAGAGAATTGCTCTTGAAAAACAACGTGTTGCACAAGCTGAATTCCAAGCCAAACAACCCAAGTTTGATGCCTCTGCCGGCGGGTTTGTTTACGCTCCAACCGCAGAAAATCCACAAGGTAAGTTTGTTGCCGTAACTGGTATTGAAGGCAAACCACCAAACGAAGCCCAAGGCAACGCAATCGCCTTTGGCGCTAGAATGAATGATTCAAACAGAATTTTGGAATCATTGGAAGGCAAAGGGGTCACTTCTGGCGGCAGAATCAAAGGAGCCATATCAGGAACTTTGGAGGCTCTTGTTCCGTATCAGGGCGAAAAACTTGCTGCTGGCGCGGAAAATGTATTGCGGCCATTTCTTTCTAGCGAAAGCCAGAACAATTACGAACAAGCTAGGGAAAACTTTATTACCGCTGTTCTTCGTAAAGAATCTGGGGCCAGTATTTCTCCTACTGAATTTGCAAGAGAAGAAAGAAAATATTTCCCTCAGGTTGGAGATAGTGATAGCACTATCAAACAAAAGCAAGAAGCCCGTAGGCTGGCTATTAGTGCAATGCGCCAAGTTGCTGGTCCGTTTGCCAAAAAGATTGACGAAATTTCTGCTGGCGCTGCCGGTGGCGCTCCATCTGCCGGTGCTGCAACTGGCGCAGACCCGCTTGGGTTATTTGGGAAAAAATAATGCCTTCAATTTTGGAAATCCGAGAAAAGTTTCCGATGTATTCGGAAGTTTCAGATTTGGAATTAGTTGATGCGCTGCATCAAAAATTCTACTCGTCAATTCCAAAAGCAGATTTTTACAAACAAACCGGCATCGCAGGGACCGCTAGTCAAATTCCTGGTACGATTACGCTACCGCCCAAACAAGAAAAAGAACCATCTTTTTTTGAAAGAGTTGGTGCGCTTCCAGAAACTGCTGCAAGAGTAATTTATGGCGGTTTAACAAGCATGGCCGCAGCGCCAATTGCTTTGGGCAAAGAAATGCTGACGGGTACTCCTAAGGAGCAGACCGCACGTCAAATTATGGAGTTGGGTGGCAACGTTCCCGCTAGTCCGGCAACACAAGCAAATCTTCAGACAGTTGGCAATCTAACGCCAAACCTTCCTGCGTTCATACCCGTTGTTGGTCAATCTGGACAAGTTGTTCAAACAGCCAATGCTCTTGCCAACCGAGTCGCTCCAATAGGACAACGCGCGGTTCAAACAGTACAAAATGCTTTGGTACGCGCTCCAGAACCACAGATGTCTGGTGGTGGCGCAGCGTTGACGCAAGAAGCATTGTTGCGGGCAGAACGCGCTCAACGTCAGGGCATCCCGCTGACCAAAGGCGAACAAACCCAAAGTTTGGCACAACAGCAACTTGAGCAAGATTTGCTCAAGTCTAACAAGCCTCAGTTGGTAGCGCCGCTGACCAACCTAAAGCAACAGCAACAAGAAGCAATCGGTCGCCAGTTCCAAAGACTGACCGAAGCCACCGGCTCAACCGTAGCTGATGCTGATCCAATCTACCTGCGTGATGTTGGCAAACTTGTTGATAAGCCTTTAATGGCAGAGTACGAGAAGTCAATTGCAAATTATCGTAGCAAGTACAACGCGGCAGACAACGCTGGCGAGACTTTGCAAGAGGTCCCCTATCAGAGCTTGAAAGACTACATTAACAAGCAAACGCCTACAACCAGAACGTCGCTTGCTCCGATTTTGCAAGATACGCTTGAGCAACTTAAGATCAACGATCCAAACAATACCGGCAACATTTCCATTCGGGCGCTTGAGGATGTGTACCAGAACATCGGCAAAAAAGCGCAGCCAGGGACGCCCAACTCAAATTACGGCAAAGAACTTAAAAATTTAATAGATCAATCAACCGAAGGCGCGGGAGGGGATCTTTACAAAGAGGCTCGCGCTGCTCGTCGCCAATTTTCCAAAGAGTTTGATGACGTTAGAGCAGTTGCCAAACTAGTTGGTAGCAAAGGCGAAGATCGGCTTGTCCGGTTGTCTGATGTGTTTGATAACGTGGTGCTTGGCAGTTCAAAAGAAGACATTCAACACATTACTTCGTTGCTCAAACGCGCTGGCCCCGAAGGCGAACAAGCAATTAACGAACTAAAGGGCCAGACCGTCCAATGGCTCAAAGGTCAGGCAACCGGCGTTAATGGTGTAACCAAGTTTGACAACTTCCGCAGGGCGGTTGACAAGCTAGAGCGTGAAGACAAGTTGACTGAGTTGTTTGGTAAAGATGGCCGTGAACAGATTCTTGATTTGCGTGACACCGTTAGAGATGCAACAGTAAAAAAACCCGGCGCTGAAAATTACTCAAATACTGCCAGCGCGTTAATGCGTGGTTTGGAAAAAATGTCTGCGTTACGAATCCCAGGCGCTCAAACAGTCGCAGAAATGCGTCAAAACGCTATTACCAAAAAACAAGCTAAAGAAGCCGCAACCTTCAACGCTCTCGCACCCGCCAACCAAAACAAATTGGTCCCATGATGGTTACATTATCTGAAGTTGATCACAAAATTGACGCCCACGTTGATGTCTGCGCGATTCGGTACGAAGGTATTGAAAAAGAGATGCGCGGGGTCAACGCGCGGATCAAGCGGCTAGAGCAGATCTTGGTCACCGGATGCGGGTCAATCATCCTGCTGCTGCTGACCATACTGACTAGGGGTCACTAAACGGTCACGGTTAGTTTGTAAACTTAAGACTCCTTAATCTGGAGCCTGACATGAAAGACGACATTCTTGACGCGATCAATGACTCTGAGCCAGTTGATGCACTGAACGCTCTGTTCTCGGTGGCGTTCCTTGTTGCCAAAGCATCAAACATCAACGAGTTCACCTTGTCTTCGCTCTTCTCCTCAACTGCTGACGCACTCTTCCAGGCCCACGCCGATGACGAAGAAGAAGCAGCAGAAGAAGTTGAGGTCGAAGAGGTTGACGAACAGACCGACGAGTAATGATCTGGCCCCCCGATAACCTCGGGGGGTCACCCCGCCGCAACAAAACTGTGCTATTTGGTGTGGTCATTCTACAAGGATGAAGAATGAAACCACAAAAAATCAGCGACGAAGAGTTCTTGCGGTTGTGGGAAGAGCATAAGTCACCAGTCAAACTAGCCAAAATAACAGGCATTTCTGAGCGGCGCGTACACTCTAGGCGTCGTTTTTTAGAAAACAAACTGAACCTCAGTCTATCGGTTGGCAAACCAACCCACATTCAGAAAGCCAGACACGAAGCTGGCCTGACCGATGGCATCGCCATCATCTTTTCTGACGCCCACTTCTGGCCTGGTATCAGGTCAACGGCTTTCAAGGGCTTGCTATGGGCGATAAACGAACTTAAACCGCACGTCGTAATCGCTAACGGCGATATTTTTGACGGAAGTTCGATTAGCAGACACGCTAGAATAAATTGGAGTACGGTCCCAAACGTCCAGCAGGAACTGAAAGCTTGTCAGGAAGCACTCAAAGAAATTGAAGACGCTTGCGAAAAGGCGCGCCACCATACCCAACTGATCTGGCCGCTAGGTAACCACGACTCGCGCTTTGAGACGCGCTTGTCCGAGGCAGCGCCACAGTTTGAGGGCGTCGGCGGTACGGCGCTTAAAGACCATTTCCCCAAGTGGCATCCATGCTGGTCTTGTTGGCTGTCAGATAGCGTAGTGGTCAAACACCGCTATAAGGGCGGCGTTCACGCTACCCATAACAACACGGTGAATTCTGGGGTCACGACTATCACCGGCCATCTACACAGCCTCAAGGTCACCCCGTTTTCAGACTACAATGGCGTCAGGTGGGGCGTTGATACTGGAACGCTTGCGGAAATAGATGGGCCGCAGTTTCTTGACTATCTTGAAGATGGCCCGGTCAACTGGCGCAGCGGGTTTGCCGTGGTAACGATGAAAGATAGCAAACCACTCTGGCCTGAACTAGTCAGCAAGTACGCCGAAGGTATCATCAACTTTCGCGGGCAACTCATTGATGTGAGCAAATTCTGATGGAAATCGCAGAACTTTTCTTGAAAGCATGGCCGGTGTTAGTCGGTATCGTGACGCTCATTATTGTGCTGTCCAAACTGGACTTGCGCGTTGCCGTGCTTGAAGAAAAGATGAAGTCTGCGTGGGAGCAGATCAACAAAAAGGCAGACAAAAATGGCTGACTTCAACGCTGCTTTTGAAAAGATGATCACCGACGAAGGTGGTTACGTCCTACACACTATCCCCGGCGACACGGGTGGAATGACATATGCAGGTATCGCACGAAACAAAAACCCAAACTGGCCCGGTTGGAACCTCATTGACCATGAAGCCACCAGCAATCCGCTACTTAGCGGGATGGTGCGTAACTTTTATAAAGTTGAGTTTTGGGATCGTATCAGAGGGGATGAAGTTACGAACCAAGTTGTTGCAGAATCGGTTTTCAACTTCGGTGTAAACACCGGCTTGTCAGTTGCGGTCAAGTTGGCTCAGTTGATCGTGGGTGCTACACCAGACGGCGCGGTTGGGGACAAGACCGTGGAGAAGTTCAGCAATGTTGAACCAGAAGCGTTCAAAAAAGCCTACGCGCTGGCAAAAATTACCCGATACACAGACATCTGCAACAAAAACCGCACGCAGTCTAAGTTCCTGTTGGGCTGGCTAAATCGCACTCTGAAAGGGCTGAAGTGATGGATCTGATAGGTATTGGGTCAATTATTGAAGGAGTTGGGAAAGTTGCAGGTGATCTCATTACGACCGACAAGGAGAGACTTGAGATGGCGCTCGAAGAGCGCAAACTCTCTTTGGAGGAAAAGAAGATTGATCAAGCCACCGATCTCGCCCAGGTGGATATCAATAAAATTGAAGCTGCAAGCACTAGCGTATTTGTCAGCGGTTGGCGTCCTGCTGTTGGTTGGGTTGGGGTTGCTGGCCTAGCCTACCAGTTTCTTGGCTATCCCCTGATGCAATGGTGTTGGGCGTTTGGGCAGGGCGTTGACCTGATCCCGAAGGGTCTGGCCGCACCGCCAGACCTTCAGGTTGAACAGTTGATGACCTTACTCGCCGGTCTTCTCGGTTTCGGCGGGATGCGTAGCTTTGAGAAATCCAAAGGAGTCGCGGCGAAGTAAGTCGCGGTATGCGTTAATCGCCGCTTTTAGATCGGCGTTTAGCGCCTCAACTTCCGCATTAAGAAGGTTCATCCTCTCGGTCGCTTCCTTGGCAAACTGCACAAGGTTCTGGTACTGCCACGTTTCAAAATTAGCCATGCGATTCCTCAAGCAGTTGGATGCTGTTCTGTAGAAAATTTTCTTTCGGTAAATTTCTCAGGAAATAAACCGGGTCAGGTTCGTTTTTGAACTGATGCGGGCGGTTTGGTTTATAGATTGCCGTATACGCCCACATATCTCCTCGGTTGGTGGTGACCATTCTGCGGTCAACTTTGCCCTGTTCAAAAAGATGCCTCAACCTACTGTTGAGAGACGCTCGTGTAATCTGCGGAAACGCCATCTCTGGCGTAGTCCTCTCGCCGTTTTGTATCAGAAATTGAATAATCTCATCGGTCATTAAAATAAAGCCTCTGGTACGTTAGATAGATCCAGCTTTGGTTTGCGCTGGCGTTTGATTTTTTGGACGATGTGCGGGTACGGCGGCATATGCCAGACCCACCGGACGACGTTACCCTCGTCGTCAAGGATGCCGTATCTCATAACGGACTCCTATTGCAGTAAGGGCAGTTGACGATGATGGTGCGGATTGGTTTACCGCATCGTAAACAGGTATAGGTCATGCGATCTTGTCCTTGAATCCACTTGTGTTCAACCGCTTAAAGCAAGCCTCGCACTTCCACCTAAACCCTTTACCACTTGATAGTGGGGCTTTGTGGCTTGCAGGATTTACTCGGCATTGCTGGCAGTTGACGCCTTTGTAGGGGCAGTCGCGTCCTTGGTTGCAGTTGCCGTTACAACACTTCACTTCCACGACCCACCCCGCGCGGCCATCTGACCAGCTAAGAACGCCGCCTTGTACGCACCATCGTTGGTGTTAGCGCGCAGCAACTGTTCTTTCAAATGGTTAATCTCAACTTGAGATTGTTTGTTTGCCGCGTCCCACGCTGCCTCCCAGGCATCCCACATAGGTGCTTCTCTTGGATCATAACTACCAGCGGGAGCGGTCTTGTGAATTACAGACCACCACTTGCGCCATGCTTCTGCTTTGCTCATAGCCGTGCCTTTATCAAGATTTTGAGTTCTGCGCTGCTGAACGCCCGTTCTTTGCCTTGGAAGATGATTTTCTCAGTCCACGGTCTGGTCCACAAGCATTGAAGTTCTGGGACCGCACGGGAGTTAAGCAACTCCTCAGTTGAATACACGAACCCACCCAACCCCATCCATTGATGCGGTTCAATAAAATGTGGCACGACGATCTGCTCGCTGTTGGGCAACCTAAACACGGGTTCCAACGCGTAGTCAGAAAAACGCTGAAGCATCTCAGCAAGGCTAAAGTTAACTTTGAACTCTGGTTTTTGTTTCTTGGTCATTTCTGCTCTCCGATTTTGGTTTTGGCATCGTCAAATCCATACCCCACAATGACCCGATGCCCGCAGCCCTGTAGGTAATCAATCCAATCTTTTTGTTCTGGTCTTAGCACACCTCCTTTTTGACGTTTCATCTCAATCCACAAACCCCATGACGGCACAAACAGGTCAGGAACCCCGGCGCTAACGCCTTCGGTCTTAAGCCTTGCCGCCACGCTGATGCTGCGCTTTTCCCCGTTTGGAATGGCAAAGATGCGAACGTCTGGATACGTCTGGCGAAACCAGCGCACTAGGTCACGTTGCTCTTCATGCTCGGTTGGCATCACCATTTCCTACTCACCACTCGGTAGAATTTTCCATCGCGTTTGTACTCAATGGATACTGGGGGAAACCCTTGGTTCATTTGCGCCACAACATAATCAACCGCGTCTGACTCAGCCACTTCGTTGATCTGGTTCAGCACCGCTTGGGCCTTGTTGGCGATGTAGTACAACGTACCCAACGCCTTCTCACCGGCAAACCCAGAATGCAGTATTGGCAGGTATTCGGTGATGGGCGTATCACTCAAGCCGCCGTAGTAGGTGATTGACACCATTAGCTTGCCGCTGGCCTGACTAACGTGCCGCCGCCAAGACCAGTCGGTGACCACCATCTCGGTCCCGCTGTCGCCCATAATGTCGTCATACTGTAGCTTTAGTTTCTTAGGCTCAACGACGGGAAAATCCGTCCCGCAAGCGGGGCATACGCGCACCGCCAACGCACAGATTTCGTTGCAGTTGTCGCATACCTTGACCGGGGCTACGCCGTCGCCAGAACCTCCCTTTTTGGGAGGCTGGACGTTAGTGATCGGCCCATGCGTTGCAACCACCTTGGCAAAGTCCAGCACCAAACAATGATTGGTGTGGCTCTTGGGCCGCATTCCTCTACCTGCCATCTGGATATATAAACCAGGTGACATCGTTGGCCGCATCATGGCAATCAGGTCAATGTCTGGGTAATCAAACCCCGTGGTCAGCACGTTGGCGTTAGTTAACGCTTTGATCTTGCCGGTCTTAAACTCCTCAATAATCTTCTCGCGCTCTTTCTTTGGCGTGTCGCCAGTCACGCACTTGGCCGGTATGCCCCAATAGTTAAGGATCTCGCAGACGTTTTCGGCGTGAGATACACCCGTGCAAAAGAACAACCAATGCTGCCGGTCTTCGGCTAACGCAATCACCTCTGACACGACGCGCACGTTCTGGTCTTTGGTGTTGACCGCTTTCTGTAGCTCGCCTTCAACAAACTCCCCACCGCGCTTGGCAACGCCATCAGTATCAAGTTTGGTTGTGGTTACTTTCGAGCGCAGCGGGGCCAGATGCTTCTTAAAGACCAACTCTTCAATCGTGACCGGCTCAATCAAAGCGTTGAAGATCGCTGGCTCATCGGTAATCATGCCGTGACCTAGCCGGTACGGCGTGGCGGTCAGGCCAATAACACGCAAGTTTGGGTTGATACGCTGAAGCTGGCGCAGCAGGTCACGATAACCGCCCGTGTCCTTATGGTTGACCAGATGGCACTCATCAATGATTACCAGATCAACGTGGTCAATTTGCGCTGCCTTATTCCGCACCGACTGTATTCCGGCAAACGTAATAGGCTGATGCAACTCACGCCGCCCTATGCCCGCGCTGTAAATGCCCAATGGTGCGTCCGGCCAATGTACGTACATCTTTTCGGCGTTTTGCTCAATCAACTCCTTGACGTGGGTCAGCATCAACACCCGCGTCTCAGGCCATTTGGTTAGCGCATCCTGGCAAAGGGCCGCAACGATGTGACTCTTGCCTGATCCAGTTGGCAGCACCAGACAGGGGTTGCCCGCGTAGCCAGCAATAAACCAGTTGTACAGGTCATCTATGGCGCGTTGCTGGTAGTCACGCAGGATCATCCAACTACCCGCGCATCAAACATCTTCCGAAACTCAATCATCCCTTCGTCAGACTCGGCACAGGCTTGCGCGTTAGCAACCAGTTCCTTAGACCCGTACACGCCATCACCTGGCTCACCGTTCACAACTTCCTTGCCGTTGATGACGTAGATCGTCTGCCACTCATCACCGGCTTCTTTGCGCTGCCACGGGACCATATCGGGGTGTAGAACATGGCTACCGCAACCCTCGTGCTGCCACTCAACGGGAATCTCGTTACCGGCGTGGCGCTCGCAGATCCACTTAGAATCCTCGGTTGCGGTGCTATGGGCGCAGGTGCGGCAGTTAACCTCTTTGGTCAGACGGTCGCCGTGGCAGAACTCATGCGCTGGACACCACTTACATTGATACCAGCTAGGGTCTGCGCTTAAAGGCTCGGGCATCCGGTCTGACATAGCAATGCGTTTGCCACGAGCTATTGCGTTTTCGGCGACGCCTTTGTCGTACTCCACCCGCTCGGTATAGAGTCGGTCGTCATCTTTGCAGACAGCCACATACAACGCGCGGTCAATATTAGTGCCATGCATATACAACTGCATTTGCACAAAGTGATCAAATTTGGCGCGCTCCACACCCTTGTCTTCGACTTGTTCAAACGATTTTTTATTGTGGGTTTTGTACTCACAAACGTGTTTCTTCTGTGGCGCTCCCGGCACTCCAGATAAGGCGATGTCATCTATGCTCCCGCTGATGTGGCAACCAAAGTCCACGCGCTCCTGCGCCATGCCTGGCTTGAACTGGATGCCAATGGCCTGTAAGTCGTCTTTGATTGTTGCCTCTTCGTTTTGCCCGCGCCTGAACATACGCAACACGCGGCCTTCAAACTTGGATGCCACAGCCCAACGGAACGACAACCACAACCAACGGTCGCAAGGGTGACCAAGCTGGCTTGCACCAAGATGGGCGCGTGGCCTTTCTGGTTTGCTGGCGTGGTGCTGGTCAATTAGCTCTGGAATGCTATACTGAGCGTCAGGTATTTTCATCTCGTGTGCTCTCCTTGGTATCGATTTGCCCCGGCACTCCACCGGGGCATTTTTTTGCCTGTTACTTCTTAGCCCACGGTGGCGCGGCCTTTACGCCCGCAGCCGGGGCTGATGGCGCAGCCTTCGGTGCAGGTGCAGCACCGCCTGATAGGCTCTTGAACCCTTTAACCTCGTTGCTGTTGCCGTATTGCTCAGAGATCCTAATATCCAACTTGATCAACAGGTTGCCGCCGATCATCTGATCGGTGTCTTTCAGGGATGTCAGGCCAATCGCCCGCATGATCTCGCCGAGCTGTTGCCGGCCAATCTCCTCGGCCTTTGGGTTGGGGTTGCGTACATTCAAGTTGCCAAACACCACGCGCCCTTGATGCGTTGGGCCTTGGATGTCATATCGGATCTTGATGTACTTGCCGTTGCCCATCTTCGTTGGCATCACTTCTGCGTTGGAGATTGTTGCGGTGTACCAACCTTGTGGTAACGGTTCAAAGTTGCGCTCCGACTGGGGCAGCGAGGCAACGTCAAAGGTTTCGTCTAAAAGCATTTTTATTTCCTGGTAATAGTAAAACTAGGGCGACCGGGCTTGGCAGTAATAGCTGCCGCAAACGGTTTGGTAATGGACTCGTCTGTGGCTTTCCAGACGGTCATGTTGATTTCTGGCTTCCACCGGAAAACGGTGGACAGATGCTTTTCACTACCCGTCTCATGGGCGATGACCAGCAACTTGTCAGCGTTGACCGTCCGGTTGACCCGACCTTCAATCTTAATAGCGAAAGGTGACCCGACTTGCACCACGTTCTCGGTTCCCTCAAACGTCTCAGGAAACTGAACCTTTTTGGCAATCTGGTCTTCAATCTCACGCCGTTTCTCAACGGCAACCTTCTCTGCTTCCTTGTAGCCGATCCAACGCTCGGCCAATTCATCTAATGTGATGTCGTCAAACACTCTCATGATCCAATCTTCCTTATGATGTCGCCAAGATCGGCGTCTTCCCAAACATCCAGCTTGCCGCTGCGGTCCTTGGCAAGCCACAACCCATCGCCATCGGTCATCAAGGCGCGGCGGGTCATCCCTTCTGCATCCTTCTCCACCCGCAAAGCCAGCACCTCGTC